AGCTACTCCAGCAGCAGACGTTACTCTTGCCTCTGCAGATACACTAGACCTGACTTTTGCAGGTGATGGTGCTACATTCTCAGCAGGTAAGGTTCGTGTTTACGCTTGGATGGTAGACGTTAGTGATCAAGGCGACTCTTCTCCAGTAGAAGTTGATCGAGACTTGCTCGCATAAATGTTAAATGAGGGGGCAGGGAAACTTGCCCCTTTTATTATATAGGAATTATAAATGGCTGAAACATATTTAACATTGACTAATAAAGTAATTACTAAATTAAATGAAGTTGTATTAACTTCTTCTAGTTTTACTAATGCTAGGGGTATACAAGTACAATGTAAAAATGCAATAAATGAAGCTATACGTTATATTAATCAAACAGATTATAATTATCCATTTAATCATGCAACTGCTAATCAAACTTTAACAGCAGGTACTGTTAGATATTCACTACCAGCTAGTACTAAAGTTGTAGACTATAATACTTTTAGATTAGTTAAAGATTCAGACTTAGGTAGTTCTGGTGGTAAATTAAAACTATTAAACTACAATGATTACATTGATAAATATATTACTCAAGAAGATGAAATAAATTCTACTACATTAAGTCAGTCTCATACTGACTCTGTTACTACAATAACAGTTGCAAGTACTTCAGGTTTTGATAGTGCTGGTACTTTATATATTGGTAATGAGATTGTATCTTATACTGCTATAGGTTCTTCAACTACATTTACTGGAGTAACTAGAGGTTCTTCTTCTACTACAGCAGCAGCTCATGCAAGTGGTGTAACTGTATCTCAGTTTGATCAAGGTGGTGTACCACATTATGTAGCAAGAACACCTGATAATAATTATGTACTATATCCATACCCTACAAAATCATATCAAATTGATTTTGAATACTATACTTACCCAACAGATTTATCAGCTCATGGTGATACTACTACTATACCAGACAGATTTGCTCATGTTATTGTATCTGGAGCTATAGCTTTTGTTTATCAGTATAGAGGTGAAATTCAATTATACCAATTAAATATGGAACTATTTAATAGTGGTATTAAAAATATGCAATCATTATTAGTAAATAGGTTTGATTATTTAAGGTCTACTTATCCTTTAGGGGGATCTTCAAGTTCTAGAACTAATGTATTAAGAGTATCTTAATATGCCAGACATAGCAGAAACACAACACTTTCCATTTATATGCGAAGGAGGGTTAGTCTCTAACCGTTCTACTTTTATAATGAAAGCAGGAGAAGCTCTTCAATTAGAAAACTTTGAGCCTGATGTTGAAGGTGGATACAGAAGAATAAGTGGGTTTAAAAGACATATACGTTCTGTAGTTCCTGTTACAACTAGCTCAGATGAACCTGTATTATTAATTACATTTTTTAATAACAATGTAATTGCAGCTAGAGGTGAAAAAATTTTTAGTTCAGCCTCTACTGATTTAGGTAAAAATTCTGTGGATGCAATAACTTCTAGCGCTACTATGTCTGGTTCTGGAACAATTACAGTTAAAAATACAACAGGTTTTAGTTCTAGTGGTAGTATTTTAATTGACTCAGAAGAGTTTACATATACAGGTAAAACAACCACTACGTTTACAGGTATAACTCGTGCAACAAATAATACAAGTGCTGCTGCTCACTCTGCTACAGGTAATGCAAATAGAACTGTAGTATCTGAAACATGGACAGTAAGAGATACAGGAAGAACTAGTGCAGGTAAATATTCTTTTGAACGATTTAACTACGATGGTAATGATAAAATAGTTCTTGTAGATGGGGCAAATGCACCTGTAGTTTTAAATACTTCTTTAGCTACCACTGACATAAGTGAATCTTCTGTAGCAGGAGCAAGTATTGTAGCTTCATACAGAGAGCATATGTTTTACGCAGGTATGTCAGGTACACCTCAAGAGCTAGTGTTTAGTCAACCATTTGATGAAGATGCTTTTAATAGTGGGTCAGGTGCAGGTAGTGTTAAAGTAGATGACACTATTGTTGGATTAAAAGTTTTTCGTGATTCATTATTTATATTTTGTGAAAATAGAATATTTAAATTAACAGGAAGTTCTTTAGCTAATTTTGCAATTACTCCTGTTACTAGAAACATTGGTTGTATTAACGGTAAGACTATACAAGAATTTGCAGGTGATTTAATATTCTTAGGGCCTGATGGTTTAAGAACAGTTGCTGGTACACAGAACATTGGTGATGTTAATCTTGGTACAATTAGTAGTAATGTACAATCTATATTTGATGATAACATTTTAGATTCAGGTTCGTTTGAATCTATAATTATACCTGAAAAAACACAGTATAGATTATTTTTTTCTAAGGCTGCAGGACTAGAAAGTAGAACACAAGGTATTATTTGTGTATTAAAACAACAACAAAATGGTCAACAAGCTTATGAGTTTTCTGAAGTAAAAGGAATAAAACCTGCTTGTACTGATTCATTTATTGAGCAAGGCAATATTTTAGTTCTTCATGGTGGATATGATGGTTACATATACAGACAAGAAGAAGGTAATGATTTTAATGGTGAGCCTATAAACGCCAAGTATCGTAGTTCAGATTTAACTATGAATGACCCTGGTATTAGAAAACATATGCAAAGGGTAATAGTTAACTTTAAACCTGAATCTAGTATTGACGCAGATTTATTTGTAAGATATGATTATGAAAGTGCTACATCTGCTAGACCGGCAGCATATCCACTAGACTCTTCTGACATTGCTGGTATATACGGAGTATCAACTTATGGTGGGCCAACTTATGGTGGGGCTTCACAACCACTTGTAAGACAACCTGTAGAAGGTTCAGGTTTTGCAGTAGCATTAAGAGTTAATGATGGTGGTATAACTGCACCATATTCGTTAAAAGGTTTTCAATTAGAATTTGATTTAGGAGCTAGAAGATAAATGGGAGCAACTTATACAAGACAGTCCTCGTATACTGATGGAGATGTAATACAAGCTGCAGATAGTAATAATGAATTTGACCAATTACTAGCTGCATTTGCTGCATCTACAGGACACACTCACGATAATACTACAGGAGAAGGTGGCCCAATAACTAAGCTACTTGGCACTTCTATTACTATTGGTGACGCTACAGCAGGTACAGACATAACAGTAACATTTGATGGTGAATCTAATGACGGTGTATTTAAATGGATGGAAGACGAAGACTACTTTGAGTTCTCTGATGACATACTCGTAGCTTCTACAGAAAAACTACAGTTCCGTGATACAGCAATATACATTAACTCTTCAGCAGATGGGCAGCTAGATCTTGTAGCTGACACAGAAATACAGATAGCAGCTACTACTATAGATATGAATGGTGCTGCTGATATATCTGGCAACCTAGCAGTAGGTGGTAACTTAACAGTAGCAGGTAATGCGACAGTTACAGGTACTACCACATTTAATGGTGGCACACTTACATTAGGTGACAGTGCGTCAGACAATGTTGTATTTGGTGCAGATGTAGACTCACACATTATACCTGACGATGACAATACGTATGACTTAGGTAGTGCTAGTCAAGAATGGCGTGACATTTTTATAGATGGCACAGCTCACATTGATACACTTGATGTTGACGTTAATGGTACTGTAGCTGGTACACTAGGTGTAACTGGAGCTATAACTGGCTCTAGTACAATAGTTGGTACTACTATATCAGCAAGTACAGCGTTTGTTCCTACAGTAGCTGACGGTGCTACACTAGGTACATCTAGCCTAGAGTTCGGTGATCTTTACTTAGGTGACTCAGGAGTTATCTACTTAGGTGCTGACCAAGACGTAACACTTACACATATCCCAGACACAGGTGTTCGTGTAAATAGTACAAACAAAATAGAATTTAATGATGCATCACAGTTTATACATGGCTCAAGTGCTACTGTATTATCGCTAGGTGCTACAGATGAGATAGACCTTACAGCTACTACAATAGATATAAACGGTACTGCTAGTGTTAGTGGTAATGTTACTATGTCTGCTGATGCTACAGTAGGTGATGATCTTACACTTTTATCTGATGCTGCGGTACTAGGTTTTGGTGCTGATACAGATGTCACACTGACACACGTAGCTGACACAGGCTTGTTACTTAACAGCACAATGGCACTGCAGTTTAACGATGCGTCACAGTTTATTAACGCTCCTAGTGCTACAGTCTTAGACATTAACGCAACAGATGAGATTGAGCTTAACGCTACAGCTATTGACGTTAACGGTACAATGGATGTCAGTGGTACATTAGGTGTAACTGGTATTGCTACATTTGCTGATGACATAATTATAGGTGACGGTAAGACTATAGGATCTGCATCAGATGTAGACGCTATAACTATTGCCTCTAATGGTCAGGTAACACTGACACAGACACTGATAGGTACAGCACTAGATATATCTGGTGATATAGATATAGACGGTACAGCTAACTTAGACATAGTTGATATTGATGGTGCGGTTAACATAGCTGCTACTACAACTATAGCTACAGACAATAAGATACAGTTCCGTGATACAGGGCTATACTTAAACTCTAGCACAGATGGTCAACTAGACATTGTTGCTGATACAGAGATACAATTAGCTGCTACTACAGTAGATTTAAATGGTAACTTAGATGTATCAGGTACAGTAGTTGCAGCAGGTAACATTACTACTTCAGGTACAGTAGAGCCAGCAGGTGACACAGCAGCAGGAGATAACGCAGCTATAGGTTACACATCTGTTGAGGGTCTTATCCTTACAGGTCAAGGTTCAACAAATGATGTAACAATTAAAAACGATGCTGATACTATTGTTATGCGAGTTCCTACAGGAACAGACGATGTAGTATTTACAGATAATGTAACTATATCAGGTGACTTAACTGTAACAGGTACAACTACACAAGTTGACACAGTTACTATGGAAGCAGCTAACGCTGTAGTGTTTGAAGGTGCTACTGCAGATGATCATGAGACTACACTTACAGTTGTAGATCCTACAGCAGACAGAACAATTAACTTACCTAACCAATCAGGTACACTACCCGTTCTAGCTGCAGCAAGTAATACTCAAGTTAGCTCTACACCAGAAGAGTTAAACATACTAGACGGAGCTACTGTAGTTGTAGGTGAGATCAACGCACTAGACTTAGGTAGTACTGCAATAGGTACAGCGATTGCATCTAAGGCAGTTGTATTAGACGCTAACAAAGACTACACAGGTTTACGTAACTTTACTGTTACTGGTGAACTAGACGCAGCTACAGGTGACTTCTCTAGTGACGTAGATATAGACGGTGATCTTCTTGTAGGTGATGATTTAACATTAGACAGCGATGCTGCAGTATTAGGGTTCGGTGCAGATAAAGATGTAACGTTGACACACGTTGCAGATACAGGTATACTTCTTAATGCAGCTATGGTGGTTCAGTTTCGTGACAGTGCCATTAACATTGGTTCACCTGCTGACGGTGATTTAGACATTAATGCAGATGATGAGATTGAGCTTAACTCTACATTAATAGATATCAATGGTAACGTAGAAATTAGTGGAACTACTGCACAGGTGGGTGTATCAACATCAACAGCTAAAGACATATTTAATGCAGGTATGTCACTTAAGAATGGAGCTACATCAGCAGGTTTTGTAGAGTTCTTTGAGGACTCAGATAACGGAACAAATAAAGTAACACTAATCGGCCCAGCATCAACGGCTGATATAACATTAACCTTGCCTAGTGTAGCTGGAACTATAGCCACCACTACTTCGGCAGCAGATGATGCAACAGCCCTAGCCATTGCACTAGGATAAGAAAGGAACTAAATCATGGCAAACACGTTTAAGGTTGTAAACTTTGCAGCAGAACCTGCTAGTGCAGGTACACCGTATGTAATGTACACTGCTGCTTCTAGTACAACTACAGTTGTTTTGGGGTTGATATTATCTAATATACACACATCTCAAGTTACAGCTACAGTTAGACTAGTAAGTGATACAGCAAACAGAGCAGTAACTAATAACACCGCTAACGGTACAAGCATTATAGTTCAAGATGCACCTATACCTGCTAGTAGTGCATTAGAGCTTATGTCTGGTAACAAAGTGGTACTAGAGACTACAGATCAAATTACGATTGATTGTTCTGTAGCAGACAAACTAAGCGGAACATTGAGTATAATGGAGATCACCTAATGGCATACATTGGTAACGCACCAGCAGATAGATTTACTAGCATACCTACTGTACAACAGTTTAATGGCGATGGTAGTACAACTGCCTTTACATTAAGTAGACCAGTAGGCACAGACCAAGACTTATTGGTATCTGTAGATGGCGTTATCCAAGACACTGCAGCTTACGCAGTATCTAATGGTACTACACTTACATTTAGTGCAGCACCCTCTACAGGTACAGCAAACATCTTCGTTAACTATTTAGGTGTAACTATAGGCTCAGTTGTACACCCAGCTAGTTCATCAATATCTGCTGCTGGCGCTTCCTTAGATGGTGCAGTAACTATTAATGAATCTAGCGCAGATGTAGACTTCCGTGTTGAGTCTGATACAGGCACTCATGCTTTGTTTGTGCAAGGATCTGATGGCAACGTGGGCATTGGGACGAGTTCGCCTAGCAGTCGCCTTGAAGTGCAATCACCAGACAATACTTTAGCAACAAACATATTTAAGTACACTTCCCTAAACGGGAACGCAGGTCTTAAGTTCGGCTATCAGCGTATTGAGCAGATTGGCTCAACTGTTCCAATTACTTTCAATACTGGCGGCTCAGAAGCTATGCGCATAGATGCGTCAGGCAACGTCACCAAGCCATCACAGCCAGCGTTTTTAGCTCATCCAGCCTCTGTACAATCAGATATTGCAATTAATAGCGAAGTAACTGTAGTTCTAGGCACTGAAGTATTTGACGTAGGTTCTAACTTTGCCAGTAATACGTTTACAGCTCCAGTAACAGGCAAGTATCAGTTTAATGTTGTAATACGTTTGGCTAACCTATCCCAAACCGCAGCTTACTATCGTATGTATTTCAAAACTAGTAATAAAACTTACTATGCCATTATGGACCCTGACTTTGGACAAGACACTGTTTATTGGTCGCTTACTTTGTCAGCTTTGGCAGATATGGATGAAGATGACACTGCAATAGTTAGAATGTTTCAATCAGGTGGAACATCACAAACTGACATAAACCCAGACACATTTTTTAGCGGCTACCTAGCTTGCTAACCATCGGGTGAAATAACCCTGTCATAAAGGAGACATAACAATGGCAACAATAACATTAACAGTAGACGTAACAGACACA